AGGGATAGTCCTCGTCGTTCTCATTGCTCTTATTGTGGCTTTGCAAATTAATTGCAAAAAATGTTCAAATTATTTGCAACGAAAAAAAGCCAACTTTTCCACAGGCAGAACCCAACTTTTTGCGCTCAAACATCATTTTGAAAGCGCCTGGAGCACGCGATTAAAACGACCGGTGTGCAAGAGCAATATCTATACAATACAGCAGGAGAATCGCCATTGTAGGTCTGCCTTATCCGCTGTGACAGTGATAACCGGAGTCGAACCAATTGTCTAGCCAGATTCTCACAGGGCGTTAGATAGCGTCTGGGCCTCTGCAACCGTCAACCTCTTGGCGAAGATGCAGATATCCCTGATATGGCCATTGTTCTCAGAGCCTGCGCTAGCGCTGTCCCCGATACGGATCGTTGTCATACCGCTTGGCACAGAACCGCTCGTGTCTGTGCCGCGCGAGACGGCGCTGGAGAGCAGCTCGAAATCATTGGCGGCAAAACAGCCGATGAGCTTTTTCTGCGTAAGATCGGTAAAATCATCGGCGCCGCCGGCCGCGAGAATTGATGCCTGGGTCGCGCCGCCGGAGATGACCGTGAATTGTGGTTGAGCGGCATTGCCTAGCAGCACAAATCGATTATTGTCGCCGCCATCATCTACCTGAACGAGCGTGATCGGGCTATGGCCCGATCGGCCGTCGCCGACTACCGCTATAGTGCCTGCGATGCTGAGAATATGTCCGGTGGCGAGGTAGGTGAGATCGTCCGCGTTGCGCGTGACAGTGGATCCCACTGTTGGGATATAGCTGGTGGGGGACGTGCCAACTTCGTGCTGCGCGCCCCATAGATACATCCCGTAGGCAGGATCGCCGCCATGAGTGATTGATCCGTCGCCCTCTGAGGCGCAAATAAATGCCGAAGGGGAACTGGCACCCGCACCGACATTGATGCTCAAACTACAACGATACCACGAATTGGTCCAAGCCTCGATGCGTGACGTGCCTCCAGAATCGACGGAGCCTTTTGTGCCGGTGGTAATATTGAACCAAGCGCGCTTGACCGTGCCATCGCGCTTGCCTAGTTGCAGAAAAATCCAGTCTCGATTGACGCCGCCGCGGGCGAAAACCGAGATGGTGATATCCTGATTGTCGGACAAACTAACCACCTGTTCGACGCCATGCTGGGTGCCGGCGGCAAAAACCTCTGTAAATTTATCCGCAGTCGTGGTGTTGTCCGGCGCGGCGATCTGATCGGCGGCGATATTACCGTTGTTTTTGGTCCAGGATGCGTTATCGAACTGCTCGCTTCTTAAAAACTGATTGGTCCGCTGCGGCTCTATCAGCACTCCGAGGGCCACGCCGGCATTGCTGTATTCATGCCGGGCGGCATTGGCTGCGGCCGTGACCATTATCCCGGCGCTGTTCCGATAGGTGCCGGTCGTCGAACGGGAAAAAGTCGCAGTCGGATCCCAGCGGGAGAAGGCATCCAGGTTGCTCGTGAGCGGGGCGTAGAAGAGAAGATATTTGTGGAATTGCGCGGGGATTTTGCTGAGAGAGGGATGCGGCTTCAGCTCGGCGCGGAGGGTAAAGTCCGCGTCCCATCTGTCGCCCCGCACGGGCAGTGAGGGACGTTCGAAGTCGGCAAATTTTACCTTCCACGGGACGCCGTTAGGGTCGGTGAATTTAAAATAGTTAGCGCCGACCATGTCGGCAAAGTTTTCCAGTGAGGACCATTCGGCGTCCGACAGGCTCCCGTATTGCCTGGTGAGCAGATAGGTCCAGAGCACGGAGCCGTAAGCGTATAGCTGATTTCCCGCGCTCTCGTCGGCAGCCATCCGGTAGTTTTTCCGGCGCGGCGCTCCGGCATAGGAGGGATTGCGCGTAGGCAACCAACTCTCGGTCACTGTGCCTGTCGCCGGGTATTCTAATTTTTCGAGCGCCATAATTCGCGTCCCTACGCCACCTCCCTCAGAACAAATCGCATCTTCGGTCCCTGCTCCCTCGAGAGAATGCCCGGGGCAAAGCCCGCCTCTTCGACGATGAACTTTACCGTGCCATCCAGGCCGTCGAAAACATTGTCATTGTCGTCGAGATAATTGGGCGCGAAGAGATCTCCAGGGAGCATCTCGAATTGATCGAGAAAGCCGACGATATCAATATAGCGCGCCGGATTTTTGAGTTCCGCCACTCTAAAATCCCTCATGTCGTTGGCCATCGTGGAATTGTCCGCCTTGATAAAGTCGTACCAAAACCTTTCCGCTTTCCGCCGCGTGCCATAAAGAGAAATCGAGGTCGCGTCGGTGGCCTCCGGAGTGATCACGGCGAACGCATCTTCGGCCCGGCTCTTGGTCCAATCCCTGCCATAGCGGATGGCCACCGCGTTGATCAGATCCTCCTCCGGTCCGAGACGGCAGCTAAGGGAGGCGCGATTGATGGCGTCGCGGGTGATCGCCTTGGCCGAAACAGCGGCATAGCTTGACTTGATAAAGCGCGCCTGGAGCTTGTCTGCCGGCCATTCCGGCCGCGTGCGGCATTGCGCGCCCAGGGCGAGCAGCAGCTCACGAAGAGTTGTCGAACGATCCGTTACGACTCCGGCAAATTTGTATGAGGCCGGGGCGTCCGTCCTGGCGGTCTGAAAGCTCGTCACATCGATGCGCGCGAGCGGTACCGCGCCGGGCACGCGAGCCAGGTGGTGCATTACATCGGCGGATTTTTCTATGAGAGCCGATGCTACTCCGGTATAGGTGCCCGATCCGTCATCCTTGCAGCCCTCGGCGTCGAATAGCACACGCCCGATCAGCGCCTCGGCCGTGCTGGTTGTGGGCAATGAGGCGGCGCCGGTCTTTGAGGCTGAACCTGTTTTAGAAGCAGCGACGGAAATAAGATAGGAATCTCTCTTGCTGGAAACATTTACCGTCACCGTATCGGAACGGCCTACTCCGATGCCTTTGCGCCGAAGGCTTAACCCCCAAAATGTGCTCGATACGACGCTGACAGGCATAGAGGCGCGCGCGCCTGTGTAATCCTGGAGCAATACCGTAGTGCCGCCATCAACCAGATACCATTCGGTATTGTTGTTTGTAGCTGGAAATAAAAAAGTCAGGCTCCTGGTAAAGCTGCCGGACGATTTCGTTTTTTCTTGTGCAGGAAAAGAGATGCTGACATCTTGATACGAATTGTTTGAAATCGCCGTGGAGAATGACAGCGTCTGGTCACTGCCGGCTTGATCATAATTGGATTCCGTATTTGCTTGGCTGATCCCGATAGTATCCGAGACGCCGATGTCGTCGGTAAGCGAGACCAGATCTTTGACCGGAATCAGCGGCGGCGTGGTGAATTTTATCAGCGCGAACGTCTGGCCGCTTACTAGCGTCGTGTTGGCCAGTTCGGTCGATGACGGAGTAACCGGGATGATCTTGCCGTCCTTTTCGATATAGACCTGGCCGATGGATTTAATTTCCAGCCCGGACGCCAGCGCGGTGTATTCGGAAAGGATTTCAAGGATCGTATCGTCTTTATGATGCACTGCCGCCGTAGTGCCGCCTGAGCCGCGTGTGCCGCCGGTAAAGGTCCGGCTGCCGGCGCTGCCTCCGTGCCCCGTATAGGCGATCTTCTCGCTGCCAATCTGAATCGTGCCGCTGGCGGCGAACGCATCGTACACCGCGTCGGTGATTGGGATAGTCGTTACCGCAGCGTCGATGTCGGCCCGGAGTACTCCGGTCTTTCCCGCCACTACCCATTGAGCGACCGCCTTGGAGATAGTGCCGTAAAGGATATTTGCCGTCTTGCCGATCTCGTCCGGATCGATAGAGGGCAGGTCGGTCTGATTGAGCACGTAGCCGACTTGCTTGTCTAAATATTTTTCCGAAATGCTCTTTAACTCTACGTCGCACTCGTCCGGCGAGTAGCGGCCGGGCCGCATGACCGCGGCGAAGACCAGCTGCTGGATGATGTCGTTCTGCCCGCGCCAGAAGTTTAAATAAATATCCGCCTCGATGCCGAGCGGACCAAGCCCGCTCCATAGGTCGGAAAATCGTTTCGTCCCGGAGGTAAAAAGCAGGTGATTGATCAATGTCGCCTGGGCGCTCCCGACCTGAAAATATCCGTCCTGGGCCGTGATGATCGACTTGTATTCCCCCCATCTTTTGGCAATGCCTTCGTGAGAGTAGCCGCCTATGACATGATTGAATTCCCCGAGGTAAATATCCCCAATCGCCCCGCCAAAATGGAATACTCCGGTACAAAAAGGACGAGACCAAAGAAGATCTTTCTCCGTTGTAAAAGCGGCTGCTAAAGCTCTGCTCATGATTCGACGGGCTCATCATGACCCTGAGGCTCTCGAAGGGTCATGCCATCCTCTTAATCGTTACTTCCACTTCGTATCTGATGCCCAGCTTGAAAAAATCCTTATCGGTCGTTTCTATAAAAATCCCACCCACTTGAATGAAAGGCGCTGCGGGCTGGAGCACGCCTTTATTTTCCCAAACCGGCTCAGGATTGAGCGGAGGATCAATTATTTCCTCGCACGCCTCCGGTTGAAAACCAATCTTCCAGCCTGCTTTTTCCCCATAGATCCTCGGGTGCCTCTCTAAAACATAGGCGTTGAATGTTATTTTTTTATCCATCAAACAACCGCCGCCGGGTCCATGTAGAGCCAAACCTCCGTAGGGGAGATCTTCTGCCAGCAGATTCCTGCCTTAATCGAATTGGTCCCGGTCGCATCTCCTACCGTGTGATCGTCGACCACATAGAGGATCGAGCCGGGATGTAAACGAACCGTTTCTACAGCGTCAAATCGTGCCAGCACATTCGTTTGTATCAAGATGTTTTTATCTCCCAGGGCGCCGCCGGAATTGTCCTGCTGCTCCAATGCCAAGCCCATCACTATATAAGATGCTGTATCCGCTGCTGGCCTTACACCACCGCCAGACAAATTTGCCACAATCGACCCCATATAAATTATCGTCGAGGCGGCGACCGGCAAGCTCACACCGGGGGCGAGCGGCGCGATCGGAGTCTCTCTATCTGCGGACAAAGCTGCCATATTAGTTGTGTACCCGGTTGCTCACGTCCACGCCCGTAGCGCTGCGCACGGCGCTGGCGATCTGCTTGGGCAGGTCTCTCACTATCGCCGCCGCTGCGTCCGACGTAACGACGGAGTTGGTAAAATCGTTATTGATGGTAAGATTTATCCCACCACCACCGGCTCCCCCTCCGCCTGTTCGTCCGGCGAGATTCATTAAAAAAGCAAGGGTTTTTTGACCCTCTGCAATCAGGGTGTTATTCCAATTTCCCATTGTGTCATAAAAGCTTGGGTGTATTCCGGTTTGAGGCCCCAGGAGCAGTCCGGCCATATGAGCCGAACTGAGGCGCGCCCGGGAGATGGCGTCGAGCGTGTTGACGATCGGGGTCAAAAGATCAGTATTAAAATTGAGCGGCATGGCGGCGGCGTTATTGGCAAAATCGCTAAGCACTCCTTCCGCGTATCCCCCGGGGCCAAAGTATTCGGAAAAGGGGAGTGTCGGGGAGCTCTTAGTCACAACAACGTTTATTTCCTGAATGATCGGCACCGCGGCTTTTGCCCTGAGCGCGTCGAGCATGCTGGAGGCATCATCGAAGATCCCCTTAATACCGGAAGGGTCCATTATGAGCTTGATCGGCGTGGCGACCTTGCCACTGAATTCATCGAGCTTCGCCGTAGCCTGGTTTAGCGCGTCCTGCGCGTCCACTGTGTCTAATTGAACTTTGTATTTTTGGGCAAGCTGATCGATAATCCCCTGAAACCTCTGCTGCGTCGCCTGCAGGGCCGGAGGAATATCGATGCCAAATTCTTTTTCCAGCGCCTTGCCGAAGCCTTGGATTAGAAGATTCAGATTTTGAAGTTTTCCCTCGTCGAGAAAACCGAACTGAGCGCCGTACTTCGTCATCTCGCTCAGTTGTTTGCCTATGTCGCCGAACGCCGATGTGAAGCCCTCACCCGCCTTGCCCCCGCGCGCGGCCTTCTCGGCGCTATCAACCACCTTAAGGCGGAATTCGGCGGCCTCGGCTACCCGGCGATAGGCGTTTGCCACTTCATTGAGCGCGCCGGCCTCTTCGGCGGCTTTTGCGCTTCGCAGGGCACTCTGCTGTACGTTTGTTGCCTCTACAGCGTTCACTTTGCCGACAGCGTCCGCTAAGTCTCTCGCCCGCGCGATGTGAGTTTTTATGCCAAGTTCATCGAGAGCAGCGAGCTTCTCATTTCGTTGTTGTCTAAGCGCGGCTTGCTGTTCGCCAGTGAGTTTTTCGTCCGTAATTAATTTTTCGAATTGTTCTCTAACTCCCCGCCGCCCTTTCTCTTGATCGGCTTCGATCTTGGCAAAGTTCGTCTTCGCTTCGAGGGCTTTACCCGCCTGCTCAATCTGGGCGCCGATATTCCGTATCTGTTTACCCGCATCGGCTAAAGTTTTGAGCTGTTCCTCTAGAGCCTTGGCCTTTTCTTTTGCGGCATCCGAGTAAGCGCTCCATGCTCCCAACGCAACTTGCGTTCCTAACAACGCTATACCCACCGGACCAAGACCGCCGAATGCAAGGCCTGCTAATCCTCTGCCAAACAACCCCGCCGCTCCTCCAGCGCCCATAAGCCCAGTCGCTACAGCGCCTATCACCGGGCGCGCGGCAGCAGCAGCACCGCGAAGGTTAACCAGACCAGCAGCAGCGTGCCCGCTACTCTTTACCGTCTCGATCATTCCCGGACCGAGAATATTTAGATTTGCGGATTGGGCGGAGACCTGTTTCGCGGTCGTGCCTATCTTTTGCACCGCCGCCTCGGCGGCCTTGACCGCTTCGAGCTGGGACTCAGCGGTGATTTTTATGGAAACTTCAAAAGCCATTTGTTTCTTCCGTCATCCTGAGCAACGCGGAAAGGATCTCTTAGATTCTTCGGCTTCGCCTCAGAATGACATTACGCCCCTACCTCGTCTTTCTTTTGCGCCTCTTGCGCGGCTATATCCCTTCCCTCGCGTAGCGCTTCCAGGCCCATCCATTCCATAGGCGACAAGTCCGTGAGGCGCATCAGGCAGCCGGAGCGCTGCAGGCTGTCCAATCGTAAAACATGCGAGAGCAGCGCTGTCGGTCGTCCCGACTCCCGGACGCCACGGCAGCCGCTCTGCGCGCATTCCCCCGGATCGGTGAGGTCGATCGGGCACTTGTCTTTGCCTGGACATAGCTTCTCCGGGTCCGCGAGCTTGCGGATCTCCTCTACTATTTTTTTTTAAGCTCATTGCCCATCACCAGCTCTATCCAGGCCGAATATTTATGCCCTCCGGGAATAAAGCCGCGCCAGTCATCCGGCCGCGCCGCCAGGAGATCCCGGCCCTCGTAGCTATAGCCTTCGACCCGGACGCATCTTTCGTCATAGGCGAGCAGGACCAATTTCAGTTGGCGCTGCTGTTCGTCGGGGTCTTCGACTGTGGCGATCTTTTGCTGCCAGTCGAGCCATTCTTTAGAGCGCAGCTCTTTAAAATAATGCGCGAGTTTTTCTCCGCCGTCCTCAATTTCGATTTTTCTTTCTTGCGCGAGTTCCATGCGAGTCTCCTCTCTGGATTCCCGTCCCCGCTTTCGCGGGGATAAACTTGCCCTGCCCCCGTGGAAACGGGGGGCGGGAATGACGGAATAATCGGATCACTCGCTGGGCTCCCACTGGGTAGGACTGCCGGGCGGCTCCAGCTATGCTCCGCTCGACACGGCCATGAGAAGAAGGCCGCTGGTTTTTTTCTTCCGGCTTTGCGCCGGGGGATATCGTAAGGGGGCGCGCCCCCTTACGGTCTTATAGGTAGGCCGTCTCCGTATTCCTAACGCTGATCTTTACCGGGTAGAGCACGCCGCCGGTGTCGTCGTAGTGGATATTACAACTGACCCCATAGGCGAGCTTGCCGTCCACGTATTTTCTCTCCACTGTGCGGAAATGCAGGTCCGGCAAGTCGATGATGAGCCGGTGCTTGTATATGCCGGTGATCGTCTCGCCCTCGGCGGTGATTTTGATCGCCGAGTTGGTGTTGTTGATCAGCCGGTCCAGCTCCGCGCCGTCCGTGGCCTGGAGCAGGTCGAAATCTAACTCTATCCCATCATCATCCCCCCGATCACCTATCTCGTGCCGCCCGCGATAGAGCCCGGAGCCGGGGGTATAGCCATCTTCGTCGAGCGTCTTGTTGTTGTATTTGAAGTGGAATCTCTTCAGCCGTGACGACATATCCGTCAGCGCGCCGCCCTGATTGCCCAGCTCGAACTTCACGTCTTTCATGCGCAGGAACTTCGTCGCCGTCAACGCGGGCATAGAGAGCGTAGAGTTTGCCTGATTGCCGGAGCCTTTGAGATCGGCTGAGATCTGCAGCCGATCAACTCCTGAGCCGGAGATTTCGAACATGGCCACCACCAGGTCATGGATCTTTTTCTTGATGCCCGTGTTGGCGACCGGCTCCTCCACGAGCGTTATCGCCGGTAGCTGCACGGAAGTGGACGCGACCATCGGCGTAAAGTCATGATCGTACACTGTCGGATTGCCGCCGGCGTCCGGCTGTGAGGTAGTCACCGCGCCGAGTCCAAAGCCGCAGAAAAGCCCGGCCAAGAGCGACGTCATGTCCAAGTTTCTCTTAAGCGATACGTCCCAGGCCTCTACCTCCTGACCGTGGCTCCACTCGTCGCCCCGGCCAGATTGCGAGTTGTCGCGAATAAGGCGCGGCGTAATGACGGCCAGGTCCGGCCCCTTAATAAAGGCCGCCTTGAGCAGCGAGCCGTCCACTATCGCCGTCCCATAGGCGGATTGTTTCGTGTTCGCGAAGGCCCACCGAAATTGGTATTGTCTAGCCATCTATCTACTCTCCCTTCTTCAGTACGGGCGCAGCGCGCGGCGCCCCTACACGGAAAAATACCGTCGGCCTGATGTAGATCTCCCACTCTTCCACCGTCGCGGCGTAAGGCGGCTTCTCCTCGGTAAAATCCCGCGTGTATTGCCCGTGCGAGATGCGCGTTACGCGCGGGCTGTCGGGCTTGGGCTCAAAGAGGATTTTTTTCTCTGCCATTGCCATCTCCTTATGTCTGCACCAGCGCGGCGACCGCCTCCTCCACCAGGTTGTGGATCTCGCAATAGTGGGCCACGACGCCACCGACTATTATACGGTCCTCGATCACGTCCGCCTGCCAGGGGTTCTCTATTTGCTGCACTGTGCCGTTGAGCGTGGTCTTGGGGCGAAGCGCGTCGCAGACAGCATCGATGCGGGCGTCGAACGTCTTGCTGCTCCCAGCGTCATCGAGCGCCCGGTAGCCCCTCAAGATTATCTCATGGCTCGTCTCGTAGGAGGACGGCCCATAGGTCTCCAGCCGTTTTTCCCTCCGGATCGTCCACCACTCAATCTTGCCGTCGGGCCCGACGAGCTCGCTTTTGATCTTCGCCCATTCGTGGACATTGCGCTCATAATCAAAGACCGGGCCGATGCCGGAGACCGTCTCCATTATAATCTCGATCTGCGCCCTGATCTCCGGGAGGCCCATCTATTTTTCCTTTATTTGTCATTCTGAGCGCCAGCGAAGAATCTAGATCCTTCGCTCTGCTCAGGATGACCTACGGTCCTTTCTCCCATTCGGCGACTATCGTCCCGCCGATTTTATTCGCCAGCCTCTCCAGCACCGGGCGGCCGCGCATAAAACCTTTGTAAAACATCGCCGCCCCCTTGGTGCCCTTTCTGGCGATGCTTCGGGCGATCACGAAAGCAACGCCTTTCGACTGTCCGGGATCCACGCCGAGCTTGCGTCTTACCCAAAGTTCTATCGGCCCGATCGGCGGGAACTTCCCCGGCTGCCGCCCGCGCTCGACGATCGGCGCGTAAATCTGAGTGGAAGCAATAAGCACCTCCCTGATTGGCGTGCCGCGCGGCTCGGAGAAGATCGACCCGCGCAGGAGCTTCGTTGCCCCGAGCGGCGTCTCCTCTTTTACCGTCCGCTCCATTACCAATCCCATCTCCGTGAGCGCCGCGCCGACCACGTCGTCCGCCTGCTTTTTCATCTTCGCCGCGTTCGGCGCCCGCCTCATATCCACGTCGATCTTTAAATTCAAAATCCCCATCACCGCCATCTCCTCCCATGCGTGAGCCGGTCCTCTCCCCAGGGATAATTCACATCATGATCTTTAAACGCCATCCCGGCGGTCACCTCGCCCGGCTTGATCCCCATGTGCTGAAAATATTCCGTCTCCTCCTTGTTCGCGTTCGAGCGCGACTCCATCGCTTTTGATTTATGATCGACGCTATCCGCCCCGAGCGTCGGCTCGGTGTTTTGCAAGTATCGGTTCATGAGCGCGAGCAGCGCGTACTTCGCCGCCAGGTGACAGACCGCCTCGGAGTCCGCCTCTGGAATGGTCCCGGCCGTCTCGGTCACATCATGGCGCGCGCTATAGGTCACGCGGATCGTCTCAAGCGAGGTGGGAGAGTCGTTCAAAAACCGGAGCTTCTGCCCTACTGTATCTTTGTAAATCGTCCAATCCTCATCTTCCAGATAGACCGGCACGCGCTCGCCCGCGGGATATTCGAGTTTTTTAATAACACTGAATCCTTCTTCCCAATCGGCAAGCAGCTCCATCTCGTAGTCGTAGGTATCGTTCCCCGCGATATCCCCGACGATCTCTTGCGCGCGATATTTCGAATGCTCCTTTACGGCGTTCTCTATCGCGGCGTTTTTGTCCGCCGTGGTGAGATCCCCCGCCTGCTCTTTCAGGAGCTGATCAAGCCGGGTCTGATATTCTGGTAAAAAAGGTCCGACCATGTGTCTTCCAGAAGGCGGACTGCTTTTAGCAATCCGCTATCCGCAATTCACCGTCCCCCTACTCCGCGCTGTCCATGTACTCGATCAGCCAGCTCGAGGGCGGAGCGTTCGCCGTGCCGCTGGCTGTCAGCGTAAGCGTCACGTTCGTCGCGCCGACTACGGCCGCGTTAGTGATCGTGCCCATGTCATTTTTAGATCCTGTCGCCAGGGCCGTGACCACGCTGAGCGTGGCCAGAGTGCCGACCGCCGCGTTAGTGACCGTTATTAGGGCGTCGTTCGCCGCCGCAGCTGCTATCCACGCCTCTTCCGGAATGTGCTTTATGGCCGTGATAGTGACGTCGACCGGAGGCGACCAGAGAACATATCCAGCGGTGATGCCCGCAGCCGCAGCGCCCGGATCCGGCACATGGACGGCGACTGATTGTTTTTGTCTCGCGCGGCCGATCTCCAGCACGTACTGAGTGGCGGAGATGGCCTTCCCTATCGATTGTGAGTATGCGGTCGGCTGCGTCTGAGTCGTGCCGCCGGCAGTAGTCGAGACATAGACGGCGCCGCCCTTGGTGAGAGAGCTTAACCCTCCCACCTGCCCGCGCGTGACGACCGAGACATTGGCCGCGCTCGCGGCGGTAAAGCCGGCCACGCCGATCGCCGGACGCAGCGCGGAATCATCTGCGTCCGCCTTGTAGCATTTGCCGTCCGACTTCATCGTCAACGGCTGCCCCTCCGTCAGCGCCTCGCCGGCCACGCAGCCGAAGCGCGAGATAACCTGCTGCAGCGAGGCCGCCAGGGCCGCCTGCGGTAGCGCCAGTGCCACAGAGAGCAGCAGCGCGGTTAACAAACTAATTTTTTTGATCTTCATCTTTTTTTCTCCTTCTTTAGATGGGCAGGCATAGGGGCCTGCCCATACAAAATTACGCCACTTCCGACTTAACCGCGTTGCGGAAATCCACCAGATCGCCGCCGTAGACGAAGCGGTCTTTGAAAACGATATCGTCCCGGAGCTGCATCTCGCCGACGTTCGGCGTATTGGCGATCCACATTTCCGGCTCCTCGCGCCCGTCGAGAAATTTCACCTCGACGATCTCCCTGTCGCGCGGGTCCATGAGCAGCCCCCAGTCATTCGCGTCGGTCTGCAGGGGATTGACCACGATCCGCTCGTCATCGTCGCCGAAGAGATGATAGACAGGATTCGGATCGAACGCGGCATCAAGGTACTGGCGCTGGTTGATCTTCCTCGCGTCGTCCCACAGGCCGTCCGGGACCGTCAGGACGATCCGCTTTTTCATCAGCGGATCGAGCCCGATCTTCTCCCCGCTGGAGAGCTCGGTGAAGGCCATGAGCTTCGTCACGCCGTCGGCGATCTCTGCAGCGGCGATCGCCTCGGTTTTAAGATTGCCGTGGCCGACGGTAAACCAGGCGGTCGCGTCGCCATCGTAGGTGGCGTTGTTGAGGAAGAAATTCCAGACGAACTTGGCGAAGCCCCGGCGGTATGCGCGCATTCTGCCCTTGATCCGCTTGACCAGCGTCCCTAAATCATCGTTGCGCATGGTGATCTCCGAGATCTTGACCAGCTCGCCGCGGATCTGGATCGCGTAAGTGACGCTCTGTTCTCCGGGCTTCGCGGCCTCCAGGTAGTCCCCGCTCTCGGGATCGACTATCGGCGGATCGGCATAGTAGCCGACATTGATTGCCTCCTGGGTTTTGAAATCGGTCGCCACCCCGCGCGAGGAGATGAGCCGCGCCTCCTGATAGTCGAACTCGTTATAATCCTGCACGGCGCGCCGGTTCATCGTGCGCGCGAGGAGATTGGGAAAATCGGACGAGACGATCGCTTCCTGGGCGACCGCCGGATGATCCGCCGCCGGGGCTGCGCCGCGAACGTTGAATCGCCCGCGATACTCTTCCCCTGTAATCACTTTAAAGGCGTGCAAGAGTCCCCTGAATCGCGGGATATCGGCCATCTTGCTATCCGTCTTCACGCCGAACATCTTATCCATCCCGGCCTGGATTTTATCGGCGCCCTCCCTACCCATCTCGATCCTCGTCCCCCCGGCGCCGGCGACGTGGCCAGAAGCGGCGAGCTGATCCAGCATCTCCTTTTCCGCCGTGATGAAGTTGTCCAGCGCCTCGCGCGCAAAGACCGAGCCGGAGAATTGCTTGTCGATCTTTTTCTTCACCGGCTCCGGCAGCTTCGACTCCGTGAGCCGCCGCGTCAGGTAGGCGTCGCAGGAATCCCGCTCCATCTGATCCTTCAGCGCGCGGAATTCCTGCGCCTCCTGCGCCGTCATTGAACCTTGAACCGTTGAACCTTGAGCGGGCGCTGAAATCGCCTCTTCCATCGCCTCCTGCGCCTGCTCTATAGTACAATCCGCCGCGAGCTTCGCGTGCAGATCGGGCCGCTTTTTCTTAAGCAGCTCTAAAATTTTCTCTCTATTCATAACTTCTCCTTCCATAGCTTCCGTCGCGCGCAAAAAGACCCCGCCTGCGGACGGAATAGTAGCGAGATCCAGGCCTATAAAGCCGGTAAATTTCTTGACCCATATGGAACCGTTTTTGAACTTAGTCACTTCGCACGGCGCGTTGATCGAGACGCCGTTGACTTCTCCGCTCTCCATCGCCTTGAGCAGCCACTCGCGCCGCTCCTCGTGGATCTCCGCCTCGGCGCGCGCCTCCGAGAAATCTCCCGCCTCTAAGGCGCGGGCGTTTCGGAGCGTGCCGATCTCCCCCAGGAGCGTGCCGCTATGGCCGAAGACGCCGGAGATCGTTTTTACGGCGCGGATCTTTGCGCCCTCTAAAAAGGGCAGCAGGCTTTCCAGCGCCTTGCGCGTGTAGATCCAGCCGTTGCCGCTCACCCCCTCGCGGATAACGCACACCTCCCACTTCTTCCCGGTCGGCTTCATCGCCTCCATTGCGACGGGCTCGGTGACTTCGGCGTATTCGACCTTGACCTCCTCGGCGTCGCCGAAGGAGACTGCGGTCCCGTCTAGAGTATAGGCGACCCGAAAGAGTTTTTTCTCTTTTTCGACGACCGCGTAGTCGGCGAATACCTCGCACATCCACGGCCCATCTGGCATCATTTCGTATTTTTTCGCCCACGCCTGGCGCACCAGCTCGGCCCGGCCTTCGAGCGAATCGGATGAATATGGCACGATTTTCTCCTTTCTGTCATTCTGAGCGAAGCGAAGAATCTAGATCCTTCGACAAGCTCAGGATGACCGCAAGGCGGTCACTTTTTCGCCTTCGGAGGCGGCACGCCGTCCAGCTCCACCTGTGAGAGCTTCTCGACCTTATCGCCCGGAGCGAACGAGACCTTGCTCCCGCCCTTGGTCACAATGACGACGTGGTCCTTGTACTCCTTGGACGACAGTACGTGCTCCTGCTTGATGCCGTAAGCCCCCATTGCCTCGGTCATGAGTTTCGATTGCTCTGCCATCTGTTTTCTCCTTTCCTTTGATTGTCACCCTGAGCAAGGCGAAGGGTCTAGATTCTTCGCGTCGCTCAGAATGACACTCGTTTTTTTACGCCGCTAGTTTTTCCAATCCCCAATCCTCTTTGTACGGTAACGACTGACAGCCGCAGTTGATTATCTGACAAGCCGGCCCATTCGGGTCGCGCGGGAACATGAGCTGCGTCGCCGGACACTTGCCTATGCCTGGAACATCAAACGGCTCGTTCACCTCGCGGATCTGCCGGTTGATTTCTTTGCTCATGTGATTCGGCCGGCTCACGAACGACGGCAGCCACTGCTTCTTAAGTCCTCGAATTAGTTTTGCCGCTTCCTCATGCCTTGCTTGCGCCGCCGTAGATTGCAGGCTGCCCACCTCAAAGCGCGTGATGACCTCCGCTCTATGCGCAATCGTTCCGAAGACCGACGGGTCTTCGAGATTTTTCCCCACCGCCTCGATCACTTCAAAGGGGGTTTTCCCCCCGTTGGCCCCGAGCAGGATCTCACGCTTGATTTCCTGCGCCGCGTCGCGGGAGACGCCGGTCAGCTTATCCAACATCACCCGCTGCGACGCCTGGAGGATCGACAACGACGGCTCCGGGAGCGAGATCTCTATGCCCGCCGAGCGGATCGGCAGATCGACCTTATCCACGCCCACGTCAAAGCCGCGCTTTAAGAGGTCCTTGGTTTCGATGCCATACTTCTCCGCCCAATCTTCCGCCAGCCGATCGACGGAGTTTAATAGCTTCGGCAACCGGAACGCCTCAAAATCTTTCGCTGTGGCAATCTCGCTCACGATGTCCTTGCGCCAGGCCGATAGTGATCGCAGCGCCGCCTGCTGAGCGCGCTTGTCGAGATTCTCTATCCGGTCGAGCATCATCCTCGTCGCCGCCAGGGGATCCTCGGCGGCCTCGCGTGTTACGAGAACGAGGGTAGGGGCGTATTGCAATACGCCCCTACTATTACCTTCTGCCTGCTGCATACGCTCTCCGGATTTTGTCCCGCGCCTCTTGACTCCGATAGTCCTTCGTCACGTTCGGGTCCACTTCTTCCGACGCCGTCTCCGCCACCTCCACTTCCTGCCCAAGCGCCGCAAGGACGTTGACGTAAACATTCGCCGCTGCCTCTTTTGTGATCCAGTCCTGAGACTCGGCGATCAGGAGCGAGCTGGTGATCGGCGCGAGCGCCGCGCCCAGCTTGACCAGGTCCTTGGGCGATAGCTCTGGCGTCACGATCTGAAAGGCGTCCACCGCCTTGATGATTTTCTTTTCGCCACCCTCTTCTATCTCTATCTCCTCCTCAAGCTCCCCCGCCTCGATCTTTTTTCGGATCTGATAGCGGACCATGTCCGAGATCATATCCTTCACAACCCGCTGCGCCATCGTCATCATTTTGAGCGTCGGCGGCTCCATCTCGGCTGCCGAGGCGCGGTTCACGTCCACCCCCTCGGCGAACCAGGTGGGCGGAAAACCATGGCCGGCGAGGATATGGTTCTTCGCCAGCCGCGCGTCCGCAGAGGCGTCGTCCGCTTTGAGATCGGGGGTCACTGCCTCGCGCTTGACGCGCTCGTTGTGAAAAAATTCCGTGCCCCGCTTCGGCGGGGGCATTGTCTTGGCTATCTCGTTGATTTCCTCCTGCGTCTTGCCTTCGATGGTAGTGTCCCAGATAAAGGCATTAATCTGCCCGCGCATGTCGAGCCGGTCGAAGACGAATTGTTCGTAGGCATCCAGATGATCCGCCGACGACAGAAGCTCGGAGCGACCGCGCACCGAGTTCGAAACGTTGTTGATGGCGAGATAAAAACACTGGCCGTCCGTGAAGGATTCCCTTAGCACGGCGCCAGCCGGGCTGGCGATTTCCTCGTCGGTGTCCCATATGATTTTGTAGCGCTTGCCTTTTTTGTTGCCGCGCGATTTGAGAGAGACGCCGAGGAGGACTTCGCAGTTATCCGGGTCCGCGACAACCTCTTTGATGTTTGCCGGGTCCACGTAGCCGAGCCGGACGTTGCCCGCATTCTCGGAGACAAAAGCGGGGTAGCACTGCTCGCCGTATTGAAAAAGCTGCTGGATTTTCTGCGGCAGCTTGCGGCTGAAGTTATTGACCGGATCGTCCCAGAACTTTAGGATGACCGCGTCTACCTTGTCGTCCTTCGCAACCCAGGAGATTCCCTCGCCGGCGAGAAAGTCGCGAAATTTTCTGATGATCGAGCGGGCGAGCGGGTTCGTCTCGACAAGCCAATGGGCGATCTCGATCATGCGCTCCTGGCTGAGCGGGGTAAGATCCCTCTCGCTCTGCGTGAGAGAGCGGAAGCCCTCGCCTGGGTCGCGCGGAACGCCGCCTATCGGGATTATCGCCTCTCTCGCCTTCATTGTGCTCGTGGCTCGCGCCCGTTCGAGCGCTTCAGTCGCGGCCTTGCTCCCCTCTTCCGCCAAGATCTCGTGTAATTGTGGATCTGGAAACATTTTTCTTTTGCCTTTACATGCCCCTACATGCCGAATTGCCTTCCTGCCCTTAATGCCTCTCTCATCCCCATCGGCCTTCTCTCTTGGAAAACTAACGATTGCCTTTGATCCTCTGTACGGGCGTATCGCGATACGCCCCTACTCTCCGGATCCCGTCTCACCTCCGCCGCCTCCACACTCGGCCCGCCCGCCGCATGCTCGGCCAGGGCGGCCGCCCAGAAACGATCGGCGTGCCCCTCCTCCGTCCGCTCGGCATCGAAACGAATATTTCCCGCCACGGTCGTTACTTTTCGCACTGCGTGAAAATCGTCGCGTATCGCCGCGTCCTTGGGAATCCTGAGCAGTCGATCCTCGATGGAGCGTTTAAGTCCGAATGCCAGATCTTGCTTGACCACAGACGTCATTAAAACGCCCTCGACTTTATATGCGCCATGCCTGATCTTCGCGTCTTCGACCGGCTTCTCTCCCATGCCGGTCTGATCCATGCATACTCGCCGCACGTTGTACGCCCGCATCACCCGGTCCAGCTCCGCATCCTGCGCCGCGAAGGTGGCGCCGCGAAGAATGACGACTTCCCGCGCCCATCTCACGTCGCCGACTTTTTCCAGGGCCCATATTACGAACAGATCGCGCCGCCGCGCGATATCGACCCCGACATAGACTGGCCCGCCGCCATAGAGCGTCGGATCTCCGGCCGTCGGCTCCTCGATGGTCGCGATAAGATCATAGGTGAGAAATGCCGTGGCCTCGTCGACCGGGATGCAACAATACTCCTGCTGCCAATGATATTCGTCGATCGAGCGCCGCCGGCAGCGATCGAGGAACTCCTGCCGTTCCTCTTCGGTGGCCGGACGTTTCAGAATCTTATCGACCAGGCCCTGAGCGACCGCCTCGAAAATATCAGTCTTGTGGATGGTAAAATCGGCCTTCTCCCCGCGCGCGATCATCTGACGCTGCTCTTCGAGGATGCGATAGAACATCGACCCCTTGCCATTGTGCGTGGAGAGCACGCTCAGCGGAAAACCCCACGTGACGGCCGGAGAGGCCGCGCCCCAGAGCGCATCCTGATCGTCGTGCCAGGCAAACTCATCCAACACCACTTTGCCGCCCTTAGAGCGGAACGCCTTCGGATTGGAGCGGAGCGCATTGATGCGCGTGCCGTTGGCGAACTCTATTACAAACGCCTTGATATCGTATTTCGAGTCGATCACCACCTCGCCAAGACTCCGCGCCGCCACGTCATAAATCTCGGCCCACTGCTCGCAGTAGAGGATAAACTCGCGCGCCGCGCTCTCGTCGGCCGAGGAGAACCAGACTGCCGGCCAGAGTTTTTTCACGCAGCCGCGCACGTCCTTGTAGCTCTCGGCATAGGTCGCCCCGATCCGGCGGGACTTATCCCAGATCGACTGGAGCGAGTCATCGAGTATCCACGCCCGCTGATAGGGCAGGAAGTATTTCTCCTGCTCGGCCAGTTCTATTGTTTTGTCCTCTTCCACCATCACGCGCTGATTCCCAAAATTTTGTCCACCATCCTGGCGACCTCTTCAGGCTTCGCTCCAGCGGCCAGGGCGCCCTTCACCTTTTCCGCATTCGCCTTGGCCTGTTCTAACTCCTGCGCCTTCAACTGAAGCGCCCTCTCCAGCTGTTTCAACCTCTCTCTCATCACCCCCAGCCGCTCTTTTTGAACGCCGAGCTTTTCTCTCTCCAGCTCTACTCTCTTCTCGCCCTGCGCCAGATATCCCAGCTCCACCGGGTCCGCCCCCTCGAGCTGCTTGGCCGTGAGCACCTGGGCGACCGTGAGGCGCTGTCTAACCAACTCTTCCAGGTCCGCCGTCGGGTTCTCTTTAAGAGCGCCGAGCATGGCGTCCGCCTGGCGCCGCGCTTCGATAAAAGGGCGCTCTTCAGATAGCCAATAATCCCGGTAGCGATAAACCGCATTATCATCGATTTTCTCCCTGGTCTTTTCTGAAATCTCCTCGATGATCGACTTGACCGAGCGCACCCCCGGACCCTGCAAAAACGCCCGCTCCATAATCTCGCGCGCCGCGCGCGAAAGCCGCGCTATGGCCGGGAAGGTTTTTTTTCTCGACTTGCTCACCCGACATAAACCCCCGGATCTTCTTTTGTCCCATCGAGCAGATCGGTCCCCGCCGCAGTGATCCGCCACATGAGAGATAGTTTTGAGCCGACTTTGACCTGTTTAAATTTCGCGTAGCCCTTCTCATAGAGGTAATAGAGATGCTTGCGCAGCATCTCCTTTGTCTGTGGATAGCGGCGGCCCACTTTTACGAAGAGCAGCTCTTCGTCCACGTAGGTGCTGGGGCTTTCCTCGTTTCCCCTCTCGCGGCTCGCTGCGGCGTCGAGCACCCCCAGGGCATACCCTCGGACAAGATGATTTTCCTCTCGATGTTCCCTATCGCTTCGCGCCATCGATTTTTCCCTCTATGGAGTTTAGACGGGCATCTAATTTTTCGATCCCCCGCTCGAGCATAGATTGACTGATCAGGATCGATTCAAATTTCATCTCGTCTCTCTGCGGCAGGTTTGTCACCGCGTCCGCCAGCGACTGAGTCGCCACCGCCTGATCCTTCTGACTCTGAAAAAAATCTTTGATCGAGCTGCGCGGCACAAACCAGGCAAAGCCCGCGATCAACACCCCCCCTGGCCCCCATTGCTTGAGCATCTCCACCGCCCAGGCGGGCAGATCGAAACTAAAAACGCCTGCCGACACCGCCCCAGCCGCCACGCCCAGCGCCGCCGGCCCGCCCCATTTTTTTATTGCCTGAGTAATCTCGCCGGTCATACGATATGCACCGGCTGCCTGGTAACGAGCCGCATGACAAAATTAACCAGGGTAAAGACGCCTGCCACTATCGCCGTCGCCTCCTCAGAGCTGAGATCAACATTGGCGACCGTGGCGAGCATGACCAGCGCCGTGGCGACATTCGCCCAGACCGTCTTGGATTTGAGGATAGATTTCGATTCGTCCATTAGAAGCCCCGCGCGTTCTTGCCTATCTCCATCAAAAGCCCGGCGGCGAACGGCCCGCACTGCTTTTTAAATTCCTCTTCCGATCCGGCAGCGCCTTCTTTGAGCAGGTAGAGTTTTAGCGCCAGCGAAAGCAGCCCGTCCGAATCTTCTGCCAGCAGGGCCTCTTTGCCTGCCACCGCTTCGCGAAGGTGTTTCGCGCAGCTCGCAATATCCGGCTTGCCGTATTTGGCGGCCATCTCTTCGGCCCGCGTCAGATCTTTGACCAGTATTCCGGTCGCCATACGCTCGACTGGCCCGCCTACAGCGCAGCCTCCGAGAACAAGCGCGATCATCCCCAGTGAAAATAGTCTACACATTTTTCCACCTCTCCTTTTGTCTCGCACGTTCTTTCCGAGCGCATCGCGCATCCGGCGAGGCTAACGAGCAACGCCAGCGCCGTTATCATCCTGAGCAACGCGTTGGCCCTCATTTTTCCCCCTTCGATTGCTTCTCGCTCCATTCCTTCCACGTTTGCTGATCGGCGCAATCCGTCAAGATCGCGCCCGGCCCCGGTCTGGTGACGCATTGTATGTCGATGCGTATCTGGGGCGCGCATCCGGCGATGCCACCGGCCACGAGCACGAGCATGAGCAACGAGTTACGCAGCACGGATTGCTCCTCCATGTTCCTTCCGGTAGCGGTCATAGTAGGTCTCTACCCGCGCCAGATAATTCTGTGTCTCCTCCGGCAGATGCGCCGCCCAGGCGTCACCTTGCTCGGCGACGATTCGAGCGATATTCCCTATCCCCCAATTATAAGCGGCCAGGGCTTTCGACTGATTCCCCGCGCATTGCGTGAGCAGCCAGTCCATATAAGCTGCCTGGCATTGGATCGAGTGCTCAGGGTTATAGATGTCCGGGTTTGAGAGTTTAAGCTTCTGCGCCCACTCCTCGAACGTCGCGGGCATAAATTGTGAGAGACCCTTCGCGCCCGCCGGCGACTTCGCTCGCGGCGCAAAATCCGACTCCGCCTTTACCTGCGCTTTTAAGAGCAGCCAGTCCACTGCGGACTTCCAGCCGTAGAATTGGAACAGCGAATCGTAGCGGTCTTCCGGTCTCATGTATTTTTCTGTCACCCTGAGCAGCACGAAGGGTCTAGATTCTTCGCTTCGCTCAGAATGACATCATGCGTTTCCATTGCTAGAAAATAAAAAAGGCCCGCCCCCTCTTGAGATCTGAGATCTCATAGGGGACGGGCCGCATCGGGCTCCAATTTAGCTACGCCTTCGGCGCCTCGGCCTCTTGGCGTGGTTTGTTTAACGAGTTATTCTACTCTCCATTTCTTTTTTGTCAATCTTTATATTTCGCGAGCACTGCGGGCACTTTATGACAATGCGCCCGGACGCGGTGTATCCGATACGGAGCTTGCCCTGCTGCGTCCACCGGATCTCCTCTTTTTTTTCCTCACGCATTGATTACACCCATTTTAATCGCCGCCAGCCCAAGCGCGGTGCGCAAACTCCGCGCCCGACGCGCCGCCGATGGCCGAATAAACATCCCCGGACATCCCGCCGCCTCGGCCTCCCGCTCCATCACCTCTAAATCGGTCAGCCGGATAGTCCTTGATCTGGCGCGTCGGCGGCGGAGCGCCTTCGCCCCGACCCGCCGGGCCGCCCGGAAAAACTCTTTGCGACATTCTCCGCCGGGGCAGAAGCGCTGCTTACGCCCCCCATCCCTCCGCGGCATTACCTCTGTGTGACAATAATCACAGGTCATTGATTCCTCCAAAACACAACGTGCACGTTGCAAAAAGGCCTCTAGGTGCGCTCAGCCATACCGGAGGCTAGGGGAGTAGCCACCCGCGATTTTCGCTGCCGCCGGGGCCGTCTATCTTCCTCTGCTTTTCTTTCTTCCCTTAGCCGCTCTCGATTCAACCAGCAGTCGTCACAGATGCGTGACGCGTTGGTGGTTTGCCCACCACATTTCCAAATGCATTTTGTCGCCCTCATGCCCTGCTCCTTTCTACGGCTTTCTTCCCCTCCTGCCTCACCCTCTGCTTCAAAACCTCGATCACGTGGTTCGCCTCAGCCCTGGTCTGGGGGCCGAGCGGGGCGATCCGGACGCGCTTCTCGTAAAACCCCCGGCGAAAATTGATGTTATGGGCGGCATTAAGATATTGCGCCAGGTCCTCCCACAGGTGCTCGATCACCCGGAGCTGATCCGGGGTTGGCAGATCTCCGGCGTCGCGCGGCCTCGACTGCTCAAAATTCCGCTTGATCCAAAAGCCGAGCGCCTTCATGTGGTCGATAACTTTTTTAAATCCCTCCTCGTCCAGATCTTTGGCGGACTTAACGCCTGCATGATGCCGCAGAGCCTCTCTGTATTCCGGCTCCGACAGTCCGAGCTCCTTTTTCCCCACGTGCACCAGCGCTATTTTTTGTTTCGAGATCATGCGAATCTTTGTAGGGGCGCCCCGTGGAGTGGCGGCTTCGCCTACTCCACAGGGTCCGCCCTTGGATATCTTACGTTTTTTCCAACGTCATCACGGCCTGTCCCGCCAGCGCCGCCACGTGCGACCGCTTGTGTCTAGAGACCCTGCGCAGGATCGAGAGAGCCCTACCCGTCTCCCGTTTGAGGTATTCATCTTCCTCTTCCAGCGTCTCGACCAGATAGATTCCCCAGGGCCGGGTCGGCGTCGAGCAGATCCCGATATCGTGCGTTTCGCTCATGTGTTTCAATACGTCCCTGAGCTTCCGCTTTTCCAGCTTCACCGTTGCCGCCAGCTCCTCCACCACGAGCGCGCGGGCATGGCCCACGTGATAGCGGAGGATGCTCAACACCGCGCCCTCTACCGGCGTGAGCTTCAAAATATCAAACCCCTCCGGCCTCCACTTCGGCGGCTGCTTGAAAATGTCAAGCTGATCCGTCATCATTCTCTGAGGCCCTTCGGCAGCTCGATCATCAGATATGCCCGCCCGTTGTACGTTGTGACCCGATAGACGCCCCGTGGGATCTTGAGACCCTTCTCGTCTTTTATAATCGGGATCTCATAGACCGCCCCGCGCTCGGGTTTTATCCGCTCCGCCAGCGCCAGCAATAACCCCCCTATGCTCAGCCCGATCACAAAACAAAAAATCTTTTGTCCCATCTTCTTAGCTCCCGATCATGGCCAACTCATATTTTCCTGTCGCTTGGCCCCGGACGATAGCGAGGTTTTTCCTCGCCAGGGCGTCCGTGGGCGAGAGCGCCAGGGCGCGGATCAACGCCCGCTCCGCCTTTTTCTTATCAACTGCCGACTGCCGACTGCCGATTGCCGACTGACTTCTGAGCGCGTGGGCAACTCCGAGGTTGTTCCACGCCGCCAGATTGCGTGGCGCGCGGGTGACCACGTCGTGGAGCCGCGGGATCGCCCCATCCGGATTTCCCCGTAGGATATTTCCCGTGCCGAGGATGAGCGAATATTTCTCGTCCCAGGGATAAAGCGCCTGCGCGGCCACCGCGTCGAGCTTGCTGAGCCTCCACTCCGCCGCCAGATGCAGCGCCGCCGCTCCGGCCCAAAACGCCTGAATTGCCGCCATCACGATCAACAATATTTTAATCATGTCTTTTCTGGACTCAATAGACTCAACGACTCTACAGACTCAAAGGACCTATAATAGATTCCAGCCACCAGCCAGAACCATGCCGCCTCCAGTGGCAACTGAAACGGAAAGAGAAAAAAGGCGTTCACCATCGCCGCGACGAGACCTATCAGTAGAATGTCCATTTTGAGTCTGTTGAGTCTAGAGACTCTAAAAACTCTACGAACCCTATGGACATTCGACTCAAAGGACTTCCCTGTTATCCGCCAGAGAATATACAGAAACGATATGAGGGCCAGCGGCCCGGCCTCGACGAGAAGCTGCAAATAATCATTATGCAGCTCTCTCCAATACTCCGCGCCGAAGGCTGCCTCATGGATCCACGCCTGAGAGTAGAGACGGAACTGACCGAGGCCGATGCCGAGCGGCTCGCCCTGAGCTAGTCGAAGGGCCTCTGCCCATATCGCCGGTCTCGTAGCGTCGAGCGTGAGATAGGCGGCCGCGCGCGCGAAGAAGACAACCGCCACAAAACAGACAACGAGGAAAATTATTCCTATCCAAGTACGGGCGTATTGCCATACGCCCCTACAGTGAACACAAAGCCATATTGTGATCCCGATCACCAGCCCGGCCATCGCGGAGCGCATCCCCGCCTGATAGAGGAACCAGATCAGCGCCAGGCAAAGGAGGAGAAAAACGGCGCGCTTTGTGCGGGAGATTTG